AGCATGGTTTTCTGTCCATCAACATTCAGTTCACAATAATGTTGCATTAGAAGCACCATTTCTTTTCCCCAACGTGCTTGGATCCGTTCAATCAGTTTTACTTCATCTGCAAGTTGTTCTTCATTGTTCCATTGCTCAAAACATTGTATGTATGCAGGAGAAACCCCAAAAATGGTTGCCATCGTCTTGATATTATCATAAGGGATGTTTATGACTTCACCCTTTTCATACTTCAGGACTGCTGACTTTCCAATTCCAAGTTTCTGTGCAAGTTCGGTTTGTGTCATGTTGTGTTGCTTTCTTAGTTCCCGTATTCTTTCACCCATGGTCATTGTGAAGAACCCCTTTCATATATTTCTGTGTCTTGATACTAACATTGTTCATAAAATATTTCAACTATATTTAAGAACAAATAAATATTATTTGCGATAAAATTTCAAAATATTCTTAAAAGTCCCTTGACAATGAACTCAATATCTGATAGTATGTCCCTGTCGATGGAAATACACATGAAAAATGGGTGGTGAAACAATGTACAAAAATATGTTCATCAGTAAAATGAAACTGTTCGGTGATAGTCAAAAGACGCTTGCAGAAGCTATTGGTACAAGTGAATCCAGAACCAATGCAAAAATCAACGAATATAACGATGCGGAATTCACCCTTGGTGAAATCAAGATTATCATGAATCGTTATGAACTGACCCCTGATGAAGTGGTACAAATTTTTTTAGCGTAAAAGTGTCTTAATAGGGGACTTTATTATGAAGAAGTTAAGTAATAGTAAATGTAGCGTTGAGATCTGCACCGATTATGTAACACGGGATCCTGCTGAAGTGCAGAAGATTCTTGAACGGGTTTCCCGTATCGTGTCTGGTTCATATGTAAGAATGCAACAGGAAGGTGTACCATGAAAGTTCTGAAAGTTTCTTATTATGCAATTGGGATCCTGCTGTTCCTGTGGTTGTTCCTGTCTTGGTGGGAAATTGCATTCAACCATTTTGATCCTGATTGGGTTTGTAATTCTATGAATCTGATCAATCTGATGTTTGGGGGATAATGACTATGTTCACAATGTGTGAAGAATGCGGTGTGCTTGTAAATATGCCACCATCCCAATTCAAACGGTCAAAACATCATTTTTGCAGCAGACAATGCCACATGATTTCAATGAATCGTGAATTGAATCCCACAAGAATGACACCTGATGTCAGGGAGAAATTGAGGAATTCAAGATTAGACAGTGGTGAAGGAAAGACCTATGCCAAAACTTACGGTAGGCATACCCACAGAATTGTTGCAGAACAGATGCTTGGCAGACCTTTGAAAAAGGGTGAAATCGTTCACCATATTGATGGAAACAAAAGAAACAATGACCCATCAAATCTGATGGTGATGACGCAATCTGAACATTGCAGACTGCACTTCAAGAAAGGCGGTGATGTCAATGAAACTATTCCCACATCAAACTGAAGCATTGAAGGCAACTGAAGATAGAAACCGTGTTGCATATTACCTTGATATGGGATTAGGCTGACGCAAGACCTTCATCGGTGCGGAAAAAGCCATGCGGTTGGGTTCCAAGACCATTCTGGTTGTCTGTCAGAAGTCCAAGATTCAGGACTGGATTGACCACTTCAGAAGTCACTATGACAAGCAGGTGTTTGACCTAACCAACCCCAAAGAGTTTGACACCTTCCACGGTCTTTCCATGGGTGAAAAATTCACCTGCATTGGTGTCATCAACTATGACCTGATATGGAGAAGGAAAGCGTTTCTTCAACTGTCCAACTTCACACTGGTTCTTGATGAATCGTCCCTGATCCAGAATCAGTCAAGTAAGCGTTCCAAGTTCATCCTGAAGTTGAAATCTGCCAATGTAATTCTTCTTTCTGGTACACCTACGGGTGGCAAGTATGAAAACCTTTGGACGCAGCTTCATCTACTTGGGTGGAACATCAGTGAAAAGCTATACAACACCCACTATGTGAATTGGAAGAATATCAGCGTGGGCGGCATGATTCGCAAGGTTGTGGACAAGGATGATCCGTACAAGAACGTGGAACGGTTGAAGCAGAAAATGCGTGAACACGGTGCCGTGTTTCAAAAGACGGAAGAAGTCTTTGACCTTCCTGACCAGAACTTCATTCAGATCAGCATTCCAACCACCAAGGAATACAGGAAGTTCAAGCGTGACCATCTGATTACCATTGACACTATGAACCTTTGTGAATTCAAGGATGATTCTGATTTCTATGGTAAGGATGTGACCCCAAGAATTGAACTGATTGGTGACAGCATTCTGTCATACAGACTGTATCAACGGCAGCTTTGCACTGCATTCAATCCAAACAAAGTCCAAGCATTCAAAGACCTGTTGGAATCCACGCAGGACAGACTGATTGTGTTCTATTGCTTCAATTGTGAATTGGAACAGCTTCAGCAAATCTGCAAAAAACTTGACAGACCTGTATCAGTTGTGAACGGCATGACTAAGGATCTGACTGCCTATGAACAGGAATCCAATTCCGTTACCCTTGTTCAGTATCAAGCAGGTGCCATGGGACTGAATCTTCAGAAGGCAAACAAGATTGTTTACTTCAGTCTGACGGAAGAAGCGGAACTGTTTGAACAGTCCAAGAAGCGGATCCACAGAATCGGTCAGCAGAAACCTTGCTTCTATTATATGCTGATTTGTCAGAACAGTATTGAAGATCAAGAAATTCTGCCAACCCTGAACATAAGAAAGGAACTTACTGATGATCTGTTTGAAGGATAAATTTATTTTGTTTTTGTTGGGATTCGTTGCAACGGCACAGGTTGCGCTTATCTTTAGGGTGGCACAAATTGTCATTGCAGTTGAAGAATTTGAACCTGTGGTCATTGAAAAGGTTGTGGAAGTTACACCAGAACCTGAAGTCATTCCTGAACCTGAAGTTACACCAGAACCTGAAATCATCCCTGAACCAACGCCTGAACCTGAAGTGATTCCACCACGGATCAACTGCCGTTTGGATGATGAAACCCAACAGATGATTCTGGAAAAGTGTGAAGAATACAACATTGATTTTGCCTTCACAATGGCAGTCATCTTCAAGGAATCGTCTTTCAGACCGAATGCAGACAGTGGTTCCAGTGTCGGTCTGATGCAAATCAACAGAACGAACCACAAATGGTTATCTGAAGAACTTGGAATCACAGACTTCTTTGACCCTGAACAGAATGTGACAGCAGGACTGTATATGCTGCGTTTGCTGTTTGACAGGTATGAAGATCCCCACCTTGTACTGATGGCATACAACATGGGTGAAGGTGGTGCAGGAAGGTTGTGGAAGCAGGGAATCTATTCAAGTGCTTATTCTGAAGGTGTCCTTCAGGTGGCAGATAAATATAATGAAGAAATTCAAGAAAGGATGGGTGAAAATGATTCGATGTAAAAGTGGGGAAGATTTGTGTCCTGAAGGCAAAAACATTTGCTGTCTTACTTGTGGTACTTTCCCGTGTGAAGGTTGTTGTGACAGACTTGACTACATTGATTGTACTTGTGCGGAACAAATTGAAGAAACCACAGACCTGACCCTGTTCCAGTCCAAGGCAATGGCAATCATGCAGGAAATTGCAAATCTGGACAGGATGAAGAAGGAACTTGACGCAAAGGACAAGGTTGTCCGTCAGGAACTTCAGGAAGCCATGGACAAGTATGGTATCAAGAAGTTTGAAAATGACATCCTGAAGGTCACTTATGTGGAACCTACCACAAGAACAACCATTGATTCCAAAAGGCTGAAGGAAGAACTTCCTGCCATTGCAGAGAAGTACACCAAGGTTAGTCAGGTCAAGGGATCCGTTAGGATTGATGTGAAGTAATGGCTGCGGAAAAAAACTTTGAAAACCGTCTGAAGAAGTTCCTTGAAGCAGAAGGTTGTTGGTTCGTCAAGTTCTTTGCCAACGCATATACCAAGTCAGGTGTGCCTGACATTCTGTGTTGTTGCAACGGTTATTTCATTGGCATTGAAGTGAAGGCACCCAACGGCAAACCTTCTGAACTTCAAAAGTGGAACATCAAGAAAATCAATGAAGAAAATGGATATGGTGTGATTTTATATCCTGATCAGTTCGATGACTTCAAAGCACTTTTTTATTACTTGATGTATCGTAACGAACCAACAGAAGCACGGGAAGTTGTGCTTAAAATCAATGAAAGGTGGGACAAGTAATGCAGGTAAGTCATTCCCGTGTTGAATGCTTCCACCAGTGCAAACGGAAGTACCAGATGCGTTATCTGGAAAAGCTGAAAACCATCCCTGATGACAAGCCTGACAACGCTTTGTATTTGGGAACTGCACTGCACACTGGTTTGGAAATCGGTGTGGAAGAAGCAATTCAGCAGTATTATTCCAATTATCCCATCATTACAGATGAACATATCAATGAAGCAATCAAGTTGGAAATCATGATTCCCAAGGCAAAAGCAATGATTCCTGACGGTCAGAATGAAGTTCTGATTGAAGATCCTGACTTCAAGGGATTCATTGACCTTCTTGTTCCCGTGGGTAATGAAGGTGGTCTGGAAGTCTTTGACCTGTATGACTTCAAGTATTCCAACAATAAACAGAACTATCTTGGTTCTGATCAACTTCATCTGTACAAGTATTTCTTTGAGAAAATCAACCCCTTGTGCGTCATCAGAAATATGTATTTCCTGATGGTTCCCAAGTCTAAGTGTAAGCAGATCAAGGGTGAAGATCTGACTTCATACAGACAGCGGTTGATTATGGATCTGAAAACACTGACACCAGAACTGGTTCCCATTCAGTATGATCCAACAAAGGTGATTCGTTTCCTACTTGGTACAAAATCCATGTTGGAAGCTGACACATATCCCAAGCACACAGGATTCCTTTGTAGGTACTGTGAATATCAGCAATATTGCGAAAAAGGAGAAGATTATATGTTGTTACCTGAAAACAAGCGTAGAAGCCTTGAAACGGCAACCAAGAAGGTTGTATGGATCTATGGATCCCCGTTCAGTGGCAAGACCACATTTGCC